AAGGAAGGGAACCTCCCATGCTCATGCTTTTTCTTTTTGCAAAAGTTTTTACATTAGTCGGTTTTCCACCAACACCTTGTGCTTTACTTCTCTTTCTTGCAACAGCAGAACGCCTTTGCGATTCTGTCATTCGGGCGGCTTTTGCAGCAGGCACGCATTTGGGGTATTTTCTTTTTGATCCACTTGCAGATTTTCTTCCACATTTGTTAAAACCCCCACCTTTTTTCTTGGAACCTATATCGACCCAGTCTTGTTTGAACCATTCTTTTAAGCCCGCCATTTTATTAGTAAACTTTTGTTACCTTTCTTCTATTTGACATGACGGCTCCACAACCTCTAGCGATGCCACCATTTTTTAAACCTTGTCTTTTTAGTCTAGCTGTAGCTTCAGATAGTCCACCACCTGCTCTCATAATTCTACCACCCATCGCTTTACCTGCTGGCTTAGGTCCTTTGAAGTCTTTTCTTTTAACTCCAGAAGGATCTTTAATTTTACCTGCACAAATTTTAGAAGCGTAGGCATTAGCGTATGCACTGGGATATACGGCGAATTTTCTTTTCGCTGCAGCTTTACCTCTAGGACATAGTTTAGTCATTATCTTTTCCTCGCTGTTTGTTTTGCTCTTGCAAAGTTAGCTGCTGTAGGCGCACCTTTAGCACCTTTCTTTCGCATCTTACCTCCACGCTTTCTTTTAGCGTGGATATTTGCATACAAACCTTTTCCAGCCATTATCTTTTTCTCTTCTTTGCTCGGCCGCCTTTTTTAGCAACCATTCTATTAGGATTAAAGCCCATTTTTTTTACGGCTTCTTTTCCTTTTGCAGTCTTAGCCATTTTTGCTAATCCTTTGTTTCGACTCATGCTTATTGCTTTTGCCATGTTTTTTCCTTTATCGTTTAACCTCTTTTCCGCAAACTGCACAAACTCTAATATAAGTATCTTCAACTTTTATAGCTATAAAAGTTTTGCAGTTACAGAATAACTGTTTTATTTTTGTGATAATTTTTTTAATCATTATCTATTTATTTTTCCAGATTTTTTAGCTTTGCTTCCGAATCTTCCATAAGACTCATCTCTAGAAGCTTTTAATTGCTTCTTAGTTCTTTTCTTACGGATTCTCATAGCGATAGATTCATCTTTTCTAGCTTTGTATCCTTGTTTTTTCTTACCTACTTTTCCACCTTTTTTAAACATAGCACCACCTGCCATGCCCATATCTGATGGATAGTAACCAGATCGCATATCTTTTCTAGCTGTAGACATTCCTCCGCCTCTCATAGCTTTTCTCATAACGCCGCCACCCATGGCACCACGTCTGTTTGCAACCTGTGTGTTATATCTTGGATTTGCCATTTTTTTCTCCTTATTTTTTTCCATTACGGAAAATTTGTGTTCCCTTTATACCATAAATACTCGCAACTACAAGGATCCAAAGATTTGTGAACCATGACGGGAGCTGCGAAAACATCTCGAAGAACAATTTTACCTTGTCCATAGCAGTCGGGTCGTCTGATATGACTGCGTATGCAAGCACCAACACGGGCAAACTGAGAATTATCAAAACTGCCTCGTCTTTCCAGTCTGATTGTCGGGCTTCTAGCAATTTACCCTGGTATTGCTCCTCACCACGGGCCATTTTTTCTGCGTGCATTAATTGCGCGTCAGACATTGCCATTTTTGTTCGCTGCTTGTTAGCGTAAATCTTACTTCCAGCAGAAACGGCTAATTTAATCGCCGATAACCACATGATTTAGTACCAAGTAGCCTTAACAGGTTTTTTATCAGGTCTCAATCTTCGAGTACCCTTTACATCCACAACTTGTGACTCTTGTGGGTTAGTTGTTTCGATAACGATGCCGCCTTGTTGCATACCATCTTTATCTGCACCTAACTCAGGAGTAACTTTTGGATTATTTGTGTTATTTTTTTTCATATCTTCTCCTTATACTATCTTTTTGGCCCTTTCAAGATCTCTACATCAGCCATTTTCATTAAATCGTTCTCCATTTTAGCTGATTGAGACATCATTTGTTTAGTTATTGATGTGCTTGCTCTTAATTTTGCTAAATCTTCGTTTTGTTCAAGCTTTTCATCAAACTGTTGTTGACCCATTAACTGTTTTGAACGGTCTAAATCAATTTTTTCTTGATCTTGTTCACGTTTTGCAGCATCATTCATTGCTCTAAGGTCTAATTCTCTTGATTTTAACTTAGCAACCGGATCATTTCCAAACGCACCCATAATTTTATTCTCTTCTTGCTTAAATTCTTCGGTCATTTCAGCAATTAATTTAGCTTTTCTAGATTCTAAGCTCATTGACAGAGACATAATCTGTTGTTGAATGTTTTGATCCTGTTGCATCATAGGATTTTGAGCCATCGCTTGTTGTAATTGCATTAATTTTGCAATTTCTTCTCTAAATTCTACCTCTAATTGCTCTTGTGCCATTAGAGATATGTGTTCAAAAATATTTTTTTCTAACGCAGCCATTACAATTGGATTATTTCTAGCAATATTTGTAGCCATAAAATTTAAATGCGTTGTGATATGCGCTTGATGGTCTTGTCCTTTAAAAGCTTGAAAAGGTTTTCCAGACATTGCCATAATATTTTCCGCTGCTGGGTCCATCGGAGCAGGTGGTTGAGGTGGTGGTAAAATTTTATCAATATTTTTTACACCTATCGCCGTGTACATAGCATGAAATGCTTCATATAGATTATGCATTTGTGGATTAGACATTGCAAGTTGTAATTCTGTTTGTGCTAAACTAATTCTTTGAGATTGAGAAAATATATTTGGATCTGCAACTGGAATAATATCTATCTTATCATCAAAATCTTGCACCTTAATATTTCTTTGTCCGCCTACTACATCGTACGGATACTCAGCTGGCAGATAAGTTTTAAAAACTCCAGCCAATAATTGAAACTCACTTTTCATCGCCACATACAATCTTTTGTGTATCGCGGACATGACTCTGGAACCACGTTCTAACAGAGCTATAGTCGTTCCAACAGCTGCTTGTTGGTTGCCGTCACCGACCTGCATGTCAGCGATGGCGGCAAATCTTTGCCCTGCCTGTACCACTATACCCATCAACTGTAATAAAGTTGGTGAAGGTTCTTTAAATGGTAATGGCATAAATGCATCTTTGATACTTCCTCCAGGTGCATCTACATCTCTGAATTCTCCAGGTTGAATTGCTTGTGCTTCATCTCTAACTCTGATGCCACGTTGCTTAAATCCGGCTGGTAAATTACTTAAAGTTCCTGCGTCCAATAATTGACGTAAAGCAGTGGTTGCTGTTCTTGATAGTCCACCAATCATATGAATTAAACCAAAACCATAAAAACCTAATCCAGGTAAAAATTTAAAATGAACAAAATAATCTATTTTAAGTTTTTGTGGATCTTCTGCTTGATAGTTTCTTCTAATCGATAATATTTGTCTGTTTCCCATTTCAAGAGTAACAATGTATGGAAGTTTAATTCCAGTTGGTTCTCCTTGTGAGTCTTTATCTTCAAAACCTTCTAAATCTAAGTCGGTATGAATTTCTAAAATAGTGTAGATATCTTCATCTCTAGTTTTTTTAACGCCTTCTAATTCTCTTTCTTTTTTTTCTACTTCAGTTTCTTGATTGTAACCAGGTGTTAATTCTATATCCATATAGAAACCTGATACTTGTTTTTTTCTTAATTCGTTCTCTGACATTTTAATTACGTGTATGACAGCTTCTGCATCTTCTAAAGAGGTTGCAGTATATGGCACAACTAAATCATCAGCTGGAACAAATTTTGAAACAGCTCTGCCTAAAAGTTCATCGTAATAAACTTTTTTAAAGGCAGAGCCACTAAGAGGGAGATAAAAAAGCATTTGATCGAACTCGGGTTCGTACTCCTTCATCACATCCATGAGCTGATAGTTCATGAATTCTTTAACTCTGTTTGATTGCTCTTCTCGAGCTCTATCTGCAAGTCCAACTATCTGTGTATGCACCGGACCAGTTGCAGGTAATAATTCTTTATAAGCTTGCGCTTGAAATTGTGTTACAGCTTCAGCTAACACTGGGTGTGTTGCACCTGAAGCTCCTTGAAACGGTTGTGTAGGGTTTTCATATTTAAATCCTAATAAGTCTAAACCTTTTGTGTAACTATCTTCCCATGATTTTCTAGAAGATTTATATTGCATGTAATTTGCTGCAAGTTCAGAACCTAATTTACCCAAAACTTCTTCTGGTAATAGTTCTGCTAAGTTATCAAAGTGTGATTCTGTTCCAGGTTGATTAACTGCTTCTGGATCAAAACTAATTGTTGCACCACCGTCTTCTTCTTGTGTTACTGTAATATCATCTGGACCAACTTGTTCTTCAACCGTCTCTTGCGTAGCTTCAACGATTTCGTCTTCTCCAGGTACTTTAATTTCAGTCTTTACGTTTGGTAGCGCTTTGTCTATATCTGCCATTTATATTCTCCGAGTTCTCTATTGTTTTAACCTGTTTTGTAGGAACATTCAACCCTTGTGGATTAGGTCCTCTCAAAGGTGGTATTTCCTTCCATTTAACGTGTTGCATATTTGCAACAAGAGTTTTATTTTTCATTATCTAAAAAAATCTCCGTCTTCTCTATCTCTACCAGTAAATAATTTGTATCCTTGATATCCAAGTGTACCAAGTGTTGCTAATCCAGCACCAATAGACAATGCAGGCAATGCTGCTGTTCCCGCTAAACCTAGTGATGCAATACCAAGTAATCCTCTTGATGCTCCAGCTTTAGCAAAAGCTTTTACTGCAGGATTCATAAATGCTGCTCCTAAATAATTTAATGGGTTAGTTGCAGCTTCTTCTACATCTTTACCAGCTCTAATATCTTGTGCAAAATAACCAACAGTTGCTGGCAATGCTACAATCGGTGCACCAAGTGCCCATAATCCTTTTCCAAGAACACCTTTACCTAATCCTAATGCTGCTCTTGTTCTACCTACACCCTCTGGTAATGGTCCAGT